GTGTAAGTTACAACCTCTGGTGGACCGTAGGTACTAGAATTTATTGTCGTTTGTATTAATATACGATAAAATCTATTAACTTCCAACCCACTTGTATATAACATAAAATAATTACTGTTATTATCTGCACTTAGTGCAGTATAAATGGGATCAAAATTAATTACAAATTCGTTTGTTTTTACATCCTGCAAAGCCCAACAAGTGTTTTCTGTAAAAAATAATTGGTTTAAGTATACAGATGACGTAGAAAATGATCTTGGTGGATATGTTAATCTAACCGAAGTTGCCATTTTATAAACCTCATTCTGCACAAACTCACCTGGGTTATTTGCTAATGTTACTGTAATACTATCGTTTGTTACAAAGCTTGCACTTATTGGTGGATTATAGTAAGCATCATCCCACTTAAATTGAATTGTTGGTGGGTAAATGGTATGGGTATCAACCGAAAAAAACTTCAAATCAATAAAAGAAGCTGTATTGTTTTCAATGTAATCAGGATGTTTTACAATAATACCGTAGTTCGGAATCGATCCTGTGAACCAACCGTTTACAATATCTGTAATGTTCATGTTTATATCCTTATCCGACATATAATCAAAAAACTGACTTCCTGTAAAAGTAGTATTATAACTACCTCCTTCACTATTCCACTGAGGAGAGTTATTATAAGGTCCTGTGTATATCCAACTAACACCGTTTTGAGATTCGGGAGTCTGTGCATACGTACCAGTTCCCATAGCCCAAGGCTGTGTTAAAGCATAAACATCTAAAGAATAGGTTGTGTTTAAATTTTGTGCTGATGCTAAATACATTACTAAACTAGCTTCCCAGGCACCACTCACTGATTGAGATGCAAAGTTTTTAAGCTTAGCCAAATCTAAGGGAGAAAATTGTAATACTGATCTTCTTAAATTAGCAACTTCTACATCATAATAAGTGCTGCTACTTTCAATATCGTAGTAAATACTACCACTTTCTTGATCATAGTATGCAGTATAAGCTATTGGCTGTGGACCATTAGCAGCACTCATATCATAGGTGTAATAAGGATTTTGTGTTAGAGGTGTTAAAGCACCCATTCTGTACTGATCCTGTAAGTTATTTTGAACAGAAACTTCTAATATAGAATCTCTACCAGTATTCTTTTCAGGATACTGTGAGTATAAAGTTGCATCTGCGGATGAAAATATTTGATATACTGCCATATTGTTACATTGTTACTACGCGTCCTTGAATGTCAACATCAGGGTATTTAACTTCAAAGATACTTGGATCTAAAGAAGGGTAAATAACTCCGTTTAATGTTGCTGCTGATATGTCGTAACTATAAGCTGAGTAGCCTTGTGAAACTCCTGCTATATTTGTAATATTAACAGACTGTACGGTTTGTACTCCTGTCACTTGATCTAGTATTGTATATAGATTCGATAATATAATTGGCTGGTTAACTTGCCAGTTTGCAGTACTGAAATATGTTTGTAAGGCTAAAATACAAGCAGCTAATACAGCTCTAGGAGTATAGTTTGGTAATGTTATTATGTTAAAGCTAACTTGAATATTAATAATGTAAGCAGGCTTAAGTAAAATAGTATCTGTTAACATTCTATAATCATCCAAGTAAGTTTGAATATTTTGCAATAAGGCAGGTCCAGGAGTTGTTAAAGTACCATTAACATCATAGCTTAATAAATAAATTGAAGTTGCTAATGGATTATTTTCACCTGGCTCTGTAGCAACATATTGAGCAAATATAGCATTATCTTTAGTTACGTAAGCTTTTGCTACCTGACCAAATTTAGAAGGCATCCCTAGAACTATCCCTAAGTAATCTTGCTGTGTTACAGCTCTCATTTGAGAAGGAAATATTGCCAAGGTATTCAGTCTAATACCGTCGGGTGTATCGCCATCTCCACCACCTACAGCCGGTACACTATTATTGGTTGCTAAAGTCGTTTCAATATTATTTTGTACAATAGGATTAGTTGGATTAGGAAACGTTATATTACTTGATACAACCTGTGTTAATTGGTTTGTTGGAACATTAGCTCCTGCCCCACCTCCTACTAAATAACTCACTGTTAGAACCGTATTTACCGGTGCTACTCCATAAGAATCATTCACTACAAAGTTTGTAGGATCAAATGCAGTGTTTAAAAGATCTATACCATTTACTGTTCCAATACCCACATTAAAAGGATTAGGAACTGATCCTGATACAGCTTGTACACCTGCACCAAACTCTAATTCTAAAGTATTGCTTGTAGTAAATCTAGATACGAACCTATTATTTACCTGTAACCTTTCTAATATGTAAGGAACCTGATTAGCTTGTTGATACAACTCAGGATAATTTTGAGCTGTGTTTGAAACAGCCTTTAATATATAGTTTTGAGCTAAGTAGGGTACTTCGTACCAAGTGTTTCCATTACTATCAACTACATTTAAAATTTCAATAATATTAGTATCTTGTATAGTTTGAATAGGAAACTGCTGTGCAGCTCCAAAAGTAAGTTGAACTGTCTTAACTTGTCCTGATATTGCCTGCGTTGTTTTTTGCAGTAAGTATGTATTTGGATTACCGTTTACAGTGGTGTATACTGATATATTGGTAGGATCAACAGAAGAGGATAAATTAAAATTTACTATATTAGGAGTATAGAAAAAACTAGAATTATTTACATTTGACCTTATTTGCATACCATCACTAATCACCATCGCATAATTAAAGTCGGGAGCATAATTAGACCCTGAAGCTGGTATTTGTTGATATACGTCAAGTTCTACTACTGCTGCAGATGTCACTTTAGGTCTATAACCTAGCATATAAGCTAGCGTATATAAATTATTTGTCTGCTTAGTGTACTCTAAGAAATTCTCTTGTACTTGGTTATCTAAATAAAACGATAATACATCCCCCACATAAGAGGCCATCTCAATAAACATAGTACCAGGAGATGACGTAGAAAAGTCATTATAGGACGTTGGATAGTAGGCTTGAGCATACTGAATTAAGGATTCTCTAAAAGATGTAAAATCCTTATTTAAATATGTTATGTTTTTATTGGCCATTTAAGTTTATTATTATATTGACCAGTGTTATTTATTAGATATCCAAACTGGATTGTTATTTCGTTTTCTTGTAAATTTCCTCCAAAAGTAAGAGTTGTAATTAATACATTTGGAAAGTATTGAGCTATTCCTGTTCTTATTTGATTCTCTAAAGCATCTAAAGTATCTAACGTTATTTGCTGAAACAAAGCTTGTCTTATTCCAGCACCAAAGTTAGCGTTAAAAATTCTCTCTCTTGGGTTTGTCAGTAAGAAATTAATAATGTTATACTTCAACTGCTCTTGCGTAGTATAAACCGTTTGAAATACACCAGGTGTACTAAATGGCAACTGCACACCAACTCCTGTTGAAGGCTTTAGATCGAGTATGTTAATATTTCTTAAACCGTATGCCATTAAATTTCACCGTTTGCTTTCATTTTAGCCATAATACCAGAAAAATCAGGAACTGCATTAATTTCAATTGCGTCAAAATTAGAGCTTGGTCTAGAGTTTGCTAACATTCCGCCAACTGATTCTACAATTGGAACCTCTCTATCCATTACTGCTCCACCTAAACCTTCATAATCCATCGGAGTCATTGACCTCGCTGTTTCAGCAAGTATGCTATTTAAAGGATTACCAGGCGCTAATTTAGGTGCGATTGGTTTTGGTGCTTGTCTGTTTAAAGTTGCTGGTGCAACTTGTTGAGGTCTAACTGATTCCGTAATAGTCTGCGTTCCTTTATTAGCTATGATAGCTTCTTTTAGAATACCAGCAAGTTCCTGTTGAAACACTGCTCTAACTTCTTCACGGATTAGCTTTCTTAATAAATCTGTCTGTCCCATATGTTTATAAATATTTTAACATTGTATTTTTAACCTCTACTACCACTTGCTGAATTTACACTATTACTTACTGATTGACGTGCTGAGGTGTTTTCACCAGATATTTGTGATTGTAAATTCTGTGAAGCTGCACTTAAAGCTGCCTTCGTTCTTTGTCTTAATCTTCTACCACCTTTTAAGTTATTTACAAATGCATTTAACCCTAATCCACTATTTTCGTCTAAATTATCTGGTGCATCTAAGGATGTTACTGGTAGTGCTAAATCACCTTGTGATACGTCGTTTATATCTAAATAATTTAAAGAAGTGTTTATAATTGCTTGATTTGTAGCGTCTGCAGATAGAGAAGATGGTTTTGTAAAGCCACGTGAAACTAATAATTGTTCAACTTCTCCTATAATTACACTTGTATCTGTTGCAAAGGTTAAGTCTGATTGAACTACAATTTCGCCATACTTATCTAGTGCTATACCTCTTCTACGTGGATAAATAACAGCAGTAGATACCTCTTCTGGAATTACATTTATTGTAAACCCTTGAAAAGTTGTGCTTGTTGGGCTTGTTTGTAAATCGTAATTTGCTATGTAACTACCTAAATCAGCTTGCAGACTTTGTATATCTCCTACTGTTTGTTTTAATTGAGCTACAACAGGCGAATCTTTTACAGCATCACAACCTTCTAAAGTTGCGAGTAGTGTCTGTAGTCTTGTAAGTACTTCATTCATACTTGCAAGAAGATAACGTATGAAAGTCACGGTAATGC